TTATTCGTATAAAGTGAAACTGACCCGGGCCCCCGTCCCTGGGCCGGAAGAAGTGATGTGAATCTCGCCACGATAGCGTTCAACAATTTTTTTGCACAGCGCAAGCCCTATACCGCTGCCGGGATAGTCAGCCCGAGAATGCAGCCGCTGAAACATGTTGAACAGACGCCCCGCCTGTGCGGGATCGAAGCCCACACCGTTGTCGATTACCGTAAAACACCAACCGCCATCAACAGGGCTTACAGCCAGCTCAATCACTGGGTCAGTGTCAGGCCGCCTGTATTTTATGGCGTTGCTGATCAGATTCATGAACAGGCGCAGCAAGTCATCCCTGCACGCCTTGATCGTTACTGAACCCATCTCTGGCGGGCAGATGATTCTGGCGTGTGAGTGCTCAAACTCACTGTTGAGCAACTCACGTACATCCGTAATCACATCCAGGAGATGGATTGGTGCTTTGGGTCCATCATCCAGACCTGTACGGGCGTACTCAAGCAAACCACATAACATCTGATCCAGTCTTTGCGTGCCGCGCTCAGCAGCGACCACCATTTTCTCCGCGTCTTCGGTCAACCGATCTCCCAGATGAGCGCGCAGTAACTCCAGATAACCACTGACCGTCCTGATGGGCTGTCTCAAGTCATGTGATACCACACTGGCAAACTGTTCCAGTTCCTGGTTGTAACGCGCCAGCGATTCAAGCGATGCCTGCAGTCGCAGCTCCGCATTCTTTTTGTCCGTGATATCGATATGTGTCCCCATCATGATAACCGGGCTGCCATCGGCATCCCGCTGCATCACACAACCGCGACCCAGAACCCAGACCCACTCACCGGACTTGTGTCGTATCCGCGCTTCGCAATCGTAGTAGTCCAGCTCCCCGCTGAAATGCTGTTGCAGCATCTTGTCCGATTTGGCCAGGTCATCGGGATGTGCCAGGCTGTGCCAGGTTTCAATACTGACCGGTTGCAATTCATCCAGTGAATACCCGGCAATTCCCGCCCAGCGGTCATTGAACACAACTTGCCCGGTTTTGACGTGCCACTCCCATGTCCCAACATTGGTGGCTTCAAGAATACCGGCAAGACGCCGGCGCTCGGTGACAAGTGATGAGCTGAGTGCATTATTCAATGCCACCTGGGCACGAATGCGGCGCTGATACAGATACAGGAGTGCAACAGACGCCAATACGGTCAGCGCGTAAAACAGCAGTACCAGCCGGAGATCACGGCTCCAGAGGGCAAAAACGGCATCCAGCCTGCGACCGGTCCCCAGCACCAATGGCCAGTCCAGTTTCAAGGCTGGTGGGTTGATCGTCTGCAATGCCATGATCCGTTTGTCACCGGTCGCCAATACCTGACCCGTCATGATATTGGCATCATTACCGCTTTCCATGTGGCGCGTAAAGAAAGAGCCCGGCTTGGCAAGGTCAATGCCCGCCAACCCCTCATGTGCCGGTGTAATCATGAACTGGCGCCCTCTTCCATGAGCGATACCGGTCCACATGTCCGGTGCGTAATTCATTGATGACAGCATTGCCGAAAAGAAGCTTTCATCCAGCGCCGCGAATACAGCTCCTTCAAACTCCCCGCTGGAATCCAGTACCGCATGGCTCAGGCTGAGTGTCCATGCGGTACCCGTTCGTACACTGAAGGGGGTGCCAACATACATAGTGTCCACTGTAGCCGCGCGTTTTTTTTGGCAATGATTCGCGCATAATTTGGCACAACCACTAATGATGTCCTACCTTGGTATTTGCCAATCTAAACGGAACTATCTAGGAAGGAGAATAGTGATGGCAAAGTACGTAAGGGCAGCCGGTAGTGATACATGGCACTGGTGTACCAATTGTAGTAACTACCCATCAAACCCAGCGGACTCTCGAACCACAAAGCCGACATCTGGTGAGCTATGTAACCAGTGTCAATCCAAGGATCGGTCAGGGACTTGCAATAAGTAGTAGCTCCTGATTAACCAGCCTATTGCAGCCCCGTCAGTTCCCTTGCTAGGGAGAGGGTTGCAACATAATGAAATCGCAGCGTCATACCTTTCTACAGCTGCACCAGACTGCATGATCACTTCCCGACGTTAGAGACAGCTCAGTAAAATGTACCTCTAACGCTCTACACCTGCTTTCACAGTTTCATTTATACCTATACCAGCAAAACGGCTTGGTCTTTTTCGTAAAATGTTTGCGGAAAAGAAAATCGACTTGTTTTCGACGTGATCCCACAGGAAGATCTATGCATCGGCAAAGGTCGTGACAATAGACTTGGCTGATCGGCACATCTTACCCGTGCCGTAGGTAGGGAGGCAGCGCGCCATGGTCGGCACAACCATGGCGCGCCAGTTGGGCTATAACCCAAATTGTACAATTTTGAGTATCGCCCCGCATCCCTGAAACTTCAACCAATAGTTGAAGGAGGGAATATGGCAGATGTAGCAAACTATATCCTCCAGCTGCTATCGATCACGCTGAACAGTTCATCTGTAACTGAAATGAGCGGTATCCTGGTAGCTCTGCTGGTAGCCCGCCATAATTCCAAGTAGTCGCTTAACTCCAAGCGGCCTTCGGGCCGCTTTTTTCAATACAGAATCAAATCATGCCTCGGCAGTGCCTGGGTCTTCTGCAACACCTCCCCGCCTCTGATAAACACCATTTCCCCCGCCGCGACACCGACTCCCCCATCACGCACGTTTACCCTATCCCCGCTCAGCAGCTCCACGGTCACGTTGCTGGGGTTGATGCTGATCACCTCGGCCACCAGCGTTGCATCCCGCTCCAGCAGGTTTTCAAACTGCTTCCAGATGTTCGCCATCAGGTGATCCTCCGTTCTGCTGTGAGCTGCTGCCGTACTTTGATCTCGGTGTCGCTGCTGGTGGCGGTGATGCTGGTGCCGTCGATTACGACCGGGTAGGTGTCGTCGGTGTCTTGGATCTCTACCAGATGGCCGGGCAGCAGCAGGCCTGGGGCTTGTCCGGCTTGGGTCAGCATGGTGGTGATGTTCATCTCCTCCCAGGTGCCGCCTTCCGCGATCAGGCTGCGGCCTCGCTGGTATCCGGCGTCGCTATGGGTGATCAGGTCGTCGGTTGCCATCGGGGCGAGGATGTCGCCTGCGGTGCCGTCCCGGGTGATGGTGACGATCACGCCGCCGGCTGGTCCTCCGGTGACGATGGCGCGGTTGTAGGCCGGGGCTGTCCTGAATGTGGAGCCGTCTTGGGTGATCAGGTCAGCGGGCAGGATGGCGTCCAGCGCGGTGGTCGGCTCGGTCCACTTGTGCGGGTCGACGCGGTAACGCGGGCTGACGATCAGCTGCTTCAGCTCTGGGTGGCTCTGCAGCATGTACCCGGCGGCTTCGGCCAGTCGCTTGATTGCGGCGATGGGGTCGAGCTGGTCATAGCTGTAACTGCCTGCGGGGATCAGCCAGTCCTGGGCGTTCCACTGCAGGCTGAATCCGGTGTTGGCCAGTTCCTGTTCGGCCAGTGCGGCAGCGCTGTATGCGCTGGTCAGGGCTTTGCTGCGCTGGGGTGCGTAGGGGTCTGATAGCCAGGCGGTGCGGCTGCGGCCGGTGATGGTGTAGCGGGTGTTGCCGTGCTGGCGGGTACGGCCGTAGCTTTCGACCAGAGCGGTGAAGCTGTGGCCGTTGACCTCGCAGCCGATCTCGACCGGCCCGTTGCTGGTGGGCTTGATGATCGCCAGATCAGCGTCGCGCTTCAGGTTGGCTGTGAAGCGCCAGCCCCAGCTATCGCGGTCGGTGCTCCAGACGCACTGGGTGGCCTCAAATTCGGTGCCGTCAGGCAGCCGGTACAGGGTGATGTTCGGCATAAACAGGTAGACCTCGTGTATGATTGGCTGTTGGGGCCGCTCGGCGGGTTCGGGCTGTTCGTTGTCCCAGCCTCCATCCCATCCATAGTCTGGCGTCGGGCGGCTCCAGCTCCCTGCCCCCCAGGGGTGTTTGGTTTCAAGATCGTTGTGCTGCATCTGGTCGACCGGAGCTGCCCAGCTGCTGTCACTTGGCCGGTTGGCTTCAACAGGTTTTGGCGGCCAAGGTACAGGCGCGGCGATATCTTCTTCAGTCAGGTCACCAAAATTCAGATTCCGGTAGTGCCAGCGCTGCCACTGGCCACGGCTGGTCCATTTCAGGTAGCTGCTCGGCTGCGGCTGGCTGTATCCACTGGGGCAGTCCAGATCGGCGTCTGCGGCTGCTTGGGTGTACGTTCCCGGCTGTAGCGGCGGCCATTCCTTCGGTGGCGCTGGTACCCACCAAGTACGCGGCTGAAACAGCTCGGTGCTGAACCACGGCTGCTGCTGCCCCCTATCCTTCGCGGGCGGGTAGATGTACGGGTGTTGTGGCTCGGCGGCCGGGGTGCGTTCAAAGTCGCCCCAGGGCTTCACCTGCTGCTGATCAAGCACTGGTGGTTGGGTGTAGGGTTGCTGGTTATCCCTGTCGGCACTGTCGAATGTGCCCCACGGCAGTTGGTCGGTGCCGTCACGCTGCTGCATCTGGTTGTGCGGCAGGGCTGACTGGCTGTCACGGTACTGGGCGTCCTCCCATGCACTGTCGGTGGTCTGGTTCACGCGCTCTGCGTTCTGCCATTGGCCGTGGAACTGTTGCGGCTTGCTCGGTGCGTCATTCCAGCCCATGCGGGTGCCGAAGCCCCCGCCCTCGGTAGTCAGGGAGGCGCCGGGGACGCGCTGACCCCACTCTACGCGGATGCTGACGGTGGCGGCTTGACCGGTGGCGTTGATACTGACCGGGTAAACCGGCACCTCGGCATCAATGCGGATCTGGCTTTGACTGGTCGGCGCCTGCGCGTTGATGCTCAGGTGGGTTACTGGTGCGGCAGGGTTAATCTGCAGGTGCAGGCTGGCCGCTGGCCCGACTGCATTGATGCTCAGCGTGGTGCCGGGGTTGAGGACGCTCAGGTGGATCTGGGTGGTGCTGGCCGGGGCTATGGCGTTGATGCTCAGGCCGATGAACTCAGGCGGCAGTACCGGGAAGCCGAAATTGCAGGCGTCAGCGGCTGGTACCGCGTACCCGGCCGGGCAGTCCAGGTGGAGCTGGTCATGGGCTGGGGTCTGGTAATCAGCCGGGAAGGCGACAATGTACGCCGGGGGTGTTTCGTAACCGCTTGGGTTGTCCAGGTTCAGGGCGTTGGGCAGCGGCGTCCGGTACGGCAGATCAAACGCGGCGCTGTCGGCTCCCGGTGGGGTGTAGCTGCCCTCGGCGCTCAGATCGAGGGCAGTATGATCCGGCGTGTAGTAGGTCTGCATCGGTTATCCCCAGATGTTCAGGGTTTCCGCGCGCAGCTCCCCGCCTTCCACGACATTCAACGTGCCCATCTCAACAAACGCACCGCTGCCTACCGTGCCGCAGTCGCCCTGGTACACCAGTCCATCGGCCCCGTTGACGATCCGCGCCCATGTGGCGGTGCCGCTCTGGCTCGCGGTAGGTGTCCCGGCGATGGTCAGGCTGAGGGTGTGGCCACTGATGGTTCCGGCGGGCTGGGTGAATGACAAGATGCCCAGCAGCGCGGGGATTTCACCCATGTCCTGCCAGGTTATGTCGTTGTCGGTGACGGTGCCGCCATCGGTCGGCCAAGTCGGCGTGGCACCAGCACTGGTGCCGCTGTTCTCGGCGCGGTAGTAGTGGAGTCCTGCGGTCACGTAGTCGCCTTCGCTGTAGGCGGTGCCGGTGGCGTGGGCGGGTATCGGGTAAATGTCGCGGCCCAGGTCTGGCTCTCCCCCGCTCCAGATCTGCAAACCGCCTGGGTTGGCGTCGGCATCGATCAGGTTAAGGGTGGCGGCAGATCGAGCTGCCAGCAGTGCATCGCTTGGCTGGTGCATGGGTCAGCTCCTTATACCTGAGTATCTTCGGGTGGTGGGGTGATCGGCCCATGCGCCATCGGGCGATGCCCGGCTGGCGGGATCGACATGATGTAGCCGTTGTACCAGCGCGGCAGGTGCAGTGTGTACTGGCCATTGGCGTCGGATTGGGTTTCGAGTTGGAAGCGGCCAGTGGTTTCTTCGTAGGCGCGGACGGTCATGGGGGTGGGGGTGCCATCGAGGCTGGTGATGCCAGTGATGGGGTAGTATTGGCCCATGGAAAGTCCTGAAATGGTACCCTCATCGGACTGCCCGTAGTTGTTTTCTCCAGCGCCAACCAGTGTTCCGTCGGCTTTTAGTCCTATGCTGAAATACTGGCCACACGCGACCTCGATGACGCTGTGCCAACCGCTGACGGCTAATTGGTTTAAATTGTTTCGGCCGGTTGCAACCACGGTACCATCGGCCTTCAGCCCAAGCGTATGTGACTCGCCAGCCGCAATTTGGATAATATCGGTCCAGGCTCCTACATTGCATTGACCGTAGCCGTTGGTCCCTGTAGCTATGACGGTACCATCGGCCTTCAGGCCGACGTTGAAGTCGCTGCCGGATGCAACCTGAATAATATCAGTCCAAGTACCGACCTCTAGTTGGTTGTAGGCGGTTGAGCCTGCGGCTACTACGGTACCATCGGCCTTAATCCCCACAATACTTCTTGTTCCCATTCCTATCTGGGTGATACCTACCCATGCTAGGGCATCCTCTTGGCCGTAGTAATTCCATCCAGCCATGACTACAGTCCCGTTAGTCAGCAAGCCTGCAATTTCGTTATCTCGGATAGAGCCTGAAAGTTGAACGACCCCGCCCCACGAGGTTGCTTCCGTAAGCATTGAGTAGCTGTCGGACCCCGCTCCGACGACACTTCCATCGGCTCGTAGGCCAAATGATGTATTCCCAGTTGCCGCTATACTGACCAGCTCGGAAAATGACTCTGTGTTAAGCTGCCCACTGCTATTGTACCCTTGCCCGGCTGCAGTCCCGTCAGATTTAACGCCAATCATATATTTGGCGCTAGCCGCAATCAGCCCCTGCTCTCTTCCATTAACCAGAATCATCAGTCTGCATCCCCCCTGGCTTCAATCTTGAATGAGTCGTCATTGTGCGTGGCCGCGCCGCTGACGGTGGTGCGTGCTACCCAGATCGGCGCATGAGCCGCATCGGTGTTGAATCGCAGCACGTTGTTGGTAGCCCAGCCGCTACCCCAGCCGGCAGCCAGCACGATAAAGTACGGCTCCCCGGTGGTGGGGTTGATCGGGGTGCAGTCGGCGCTGGTGTTACCGGTACCGATCACGCCCGACACCTCGCCGACGATGTTGAAGCTGGTCGAGCTGGTGAAGATCAGCGCCCAGCGTTCGCGAATGCTGTTTTTGTTGTCCACCTGAATCGGGTACAGCAAATCGTTGTACTGGGCGGTTGTGTTGTCACCCACCCGCTCGTCAGCCCACTCGCCGGTCCATGTCGCCTGCGAAAACTGGTGGTGTACGCGGCTGCCCAGGTCGCCGAAGATCAGGGCGCTGGATACCCATGTATCGGCCGGGTCGTAAGCGCGGCTGATGCCGCCCACAAGGCTGATCTGGCCGTTGATCTGCGCCTCATTCACCAGCGCCATGTCCTCGACGCGGTGCTTCGCCTGCAGCGGCTGGGTGTAGGCACTCAGGTCCAACGGATCGGCCAGTGTGACGGTGCCGGTTTCGCGATTGGTGGTGTAGAGCGCGGCATCCAGTTTGGTGCCCTCGCTGTCCTCAAGGACCACGCTGGCGAGCTGGTCCCGGCTGAGGGTGATGGTCTGACCGGCGCTGACCGGGTTCGGCAGGGTGTCGGTCTGGGTGCTGTGCACCACCACTACATCGCCGGAGCGGATGATGGGGACGCGGCCGTCGACAGGCAGACGCACCGGGTCAAGGCCCAGAATGTTCGCGCTGAGGGGCATCTGGCTCAGTACGACCGCATTGAACTTCATGCTGTCTGGATCGACCTGTGCCGGCACCCAGATAGTGCCATCGGCCTGAATATTGGCTGCGCTGTACCAGCTTTGCTCCCGCTCCTCTGCTGTCAGCGTCGATTCTTGAACCCACGCACCGAAGTCGATATTGATAACGCCTGTGACGTAGTTAATGTCGCCCTGCATTTCTGGGGTGTCGATAACACCTTGTTCATTGGATATACCGCTGATCAGCGTGCCATCCGGCAGGTTGGCCCTGAAGTACAAGCTACCGACCCGGATCGGTGCGCCTGGAGTCCGAAAGTAGACGTTATTGGTGAATACTTTACCGTAGCGCGTAAGGGCCGATCGCAGCACCAGTGATGTACTGGCACCGGCATTCCAATCGGTCAGGGTGACTTTGCCTGTCAGGTAATCAATGCTGCCACTTTGCAAGCCACTACCTGTCGTGTAATCAATGTTGCTGTACAAAAGACCATCACGATCCACATAGGTACGACCCAGCAGAGACAGCACCACCGAACCCGGCACCAACGTATTCAAGGTGTAAGGTGTCAGATCAATCTCAAACCCCGATAGCGGCATGTCGTCAGTAGCACTACTGCCGGGGTCAACCTGTGCAAAGCTGGCAGCCAGGTCAAAGTCGGGCGGAGCGATCTGGGGTGCACTAACATACTGTATGCCGGTGAAAACCGGGATGCCGTCTTCACCTTGCTGGGTGTAAACCCGTGTCGGATATGGGACAACGGTATCAGGTGTGAAGGTCACGCTGCCGGTGCTGTAGTTCACGGTACCGATCTGGTCACCGCTATCGAGATAGAGTTTGCCATCCCCTTTGCTGTCCCGTGCGATCAAAATCGGGTCAACGTTGGCCGGTATAACCCTGATAATGTCGGGTGGAATGGTCAGGTCGGTATTCCATGCCAACCTGACGGTGCCGGGTTGCAGGTTGCTGGCCAACACAACCGTCACCTTTCCTTCAGTGTCACGGGTTGGCATGTTGTAGATCGCGGCCTGCTTTTCGGCCGTGCTGTAACTGCACTGGATTACATTGTTGGGCGGCGGCGCCACATTGGGTACGATTCGCACTTCTCGGGTGCTGTAGATCACCTCGCCAGTGGCGTCACCCGTGATCAGCCCGTTACCGTTATCACTGGCTGTCTTGTTTCCACTATCCCATGTGAACGTTACTGTGCCCGGCACCAGCACACGGTCTTCGGTTTGCGCAGCCAACACCTTTCGAGCTGATGGCTCCTTAATATCCAACGATAGATTACTGAGCCGCTCATACGTTACTGGCGTTGCCCATGTATAAATCACCTGGCTATCGACATCAGGCAGAGCGCCCAGCGTTACCACCACTGTGCCAGTGGTGTAGTCAATCGTACCGGCGCCACCCTGGTTATCTGAAAGTTCCCCTTTGCCGTTATCCTGCATCCGGTACCAGTTGCCTTGCGACATGTAATCAACTGCCAGCGAGCCTGGCTGCGGTAGCGGCCTCAGGGTGCGAATATAGTTGTAGCCGCGATTACTCAATTTGATTGATTCGCGGTCGGTATTTGCGGCGTCATACAAGGCTGCAGCCGGTGTTGCCGTAAATGACACCGTACCGCTCAAGCCTGTCAGGCCGGAGATGGTGCCACTGGCATAGTCAATGCTACCGCGCTGGGCTCCAGTGCCATCACGCAGTACACCCGCTCGGTCATCGACATAGCTATTGACCTGCACGCTACCGGGCAGCACCGGATGCCCAAAGGTACGGCTGACGCCTTCGCTCACTGCTATCTGCACTGTGTAAGAACTGCCAGCTCTGACTATATTGGGCCGGTCTGAGCCAGCCTGTGCATCTGCCACAGCGCTTTCAGCCGTCGCACTGGGCACCAGCTGGCCAAAAATAGTGCTGCACCTCACGTTGTAATCACCGGGCTGGATGGGTTCTTGCAGTGGCACGATGCCGTAATAATTCGCTGCATCCGCCGTTACCGTGTTTCTGAACCGGGTCGGTGACTGGTTTTGAGTATGGACACGGTGAGGCGTGCTGCCACCCGGGAACCGGCGACGAAGCGGGTCTGAGATTTGAAGCTCAATGACGCGTTTGTAGTAGATCCCTTTTTCGTCTTCAAAGCTGTTGATTTCATGGGTTACGTCTGTCACACGCACATACTGTGTTTCGCCGATCGGCGCACTGACAGCATCCTCTTCACTGAGTAGATAAACCTCACCGATATCAGGTAAAGGTGCATCAAGGTTTGCATACAGTTTGACCGTGCGCTGCCCTTCTATCTGGTCACCATAAACGGTGTATTGGGTGTCGATCCCTCTCACTACGTAGCTTTCAATACGATCACGCGCCTGAATACGCTCGTCGGTGTAGCTGCCGGTGCTGAAGATCAGGGTGCTGACGCGGGGATCATCGGGCGGGTCGGTGACGATGGCGTGGCTGCCGTAGTAGATGTCCTGGTTGGCGGTACGCACGGCCAGGTAGAGCTTGCGCAGGTTTACGCGGCCGTAGGTGCGGTCGAGGCGCGAAATGTCCGGGAACAGGTTGTTGACCACGCCGTCCTGGATCTCGACGGCGCTCATCTGGCCGCCGCCGTCTTCGTTGTCGGTCAGGCGCTCGGAGGCCATGAGTTTGATATCGGTGCTGAGGATGGTCATGGATCAAACCTCGATTAAACGGAGGGTTAACAGGTAGTAATCGTTAGGGCCGGGATCGGCTAACGGCTTAATTGGCACTGCGCTGATCGGCTGCTCTCCATGGCGGAACATGACGGTGAAAACGCGGCCATCGATGTCCAGGGTGTGGGTTTGGTTGGGCTGGCTGGCCAATGCATAAAGTTGCTCGATGACAGCACGGGTGGCCCAGTCGCTTTCCAGCGTGATGGGGCGGCCCTTGATCAGCGAGGCTTCTTCGATCAGCATCTTGCCGGTCAAGCTGCGTTCGGATGAGTGGGCGATCGGGAGCCAGTCGAATTCGTCGAGCCAAAGGAGGTGGCTTGGCAGGGTGATGCCGTTCAATGTAATGCCCATCAGTGCAGCCTCCTCGCATTTGCAATCTCTCTAAGAACATCCTCTGCGGTGCGATCTGTTTCTCGCATGTCCTGTTCAGCGCGTTGCTTTGCCAGATAGCTTCTGGCCCTTTTCTCAAGCAGCTGGGCGTACTCGTTCGGATTCATCATGGTGCCGATCACATCCTTCATTTTTCCTTGATTGATCACGGCCCACACTGCTCGCTCCAGATCCTCATCCTCCCTGCCAAGTCGATGGGCAACGCTCTCGGCGGGAGAAACAGGTCTGCGGCCTTTGCCCTCACTATCATCCTCAGTGGAGCTGTCTTTGGCCGCTTTTTTAGCGGCCTCAGTCTTTTTTCGCAGTTCATCCGCCTCCTGCCCGGCCTCTCTGAATTCTTTGGCCAAGTCTCTAACGACCTGAATCAGCTCCCTGATCTCTTTCGCCAGCGACTCCATGCCGCCCTTGCCTTTTTTGGCACTGTCTTCCATGGCTTCGCCCAGCTCATCCAGATCGCTTTTGGCACCCTTCGCCTCCTTGCCTACATCACCAACCTTGTCAGCGGCGCCTTTGGCGTTACTTTCAAGTTGTTTCAGCTTTTGCCGTGCATCCTCCATTGATGACCTGAGCAGCTTGCCTGCCAGATCCCCCGACTTGCCCGCTTTATCCAGCACCTCGATAAGTGCTTCCACATCCGCCTTGGTACGGGCCTTGCCGAGAGCCGCATTGAAAGCTTCCTGAATCTGTTCGCTGGAGTACTTCCCACTCTCCACGATGGTTTCAAAAGCACTGACTGCAGCCTGGCCCTGCTCAGTGATCTGGCCGGTAACCTCTTCCATATTGAGGCCCAGCGCCTTGAAGGCATCCTGCTCTGCTGTCAGTTGCTCTTTGCGCTGCTCATTCAGCTGCTGCTGCAAGGCACCGATTTCACCAAGCTCGGCAATTTTGGTCTCAGTCTGCTGGGTGTGCTGCTGGGCACCGGCCACGCCCAGGCTCAGCTCCTGCGACTTGAGGGCGTTAACATCGGTGATTTGTTGTTTGAGGCGGGTTTCTGCTTCGATGTAGGTTTCCAGCTGGGCCTTGGCCTCTTCCATCTGCAGCTGACGCTGCCGACCCTGCTCGATCTCGGCCTGCTCTTCCGCCACGCGAGCCTGCCAGTAGGCCTGAGCGCCCTGCAGGCGCTGCAGGTAGGCTTCATAGCCCTGGCGGCTGATGCGGCCCAGCTCTTCCTCAGTTTTGAGCTGGGTGTTCATGAACTCCAACTGCTTGTGTTGCTCATTAACCGCATCAATAGAGCGCTGCTGCATGGCCGCGTGGGCCTTGTTGGCGGCCTGCTCGGACTCATGCCAGCGATCGGCAACCAGTTTGACGGCGGCCGCCAGCAGCCCGACACCGGTGAGCAGTCGGCCACCTGCTACGACCCAACCAGCAACTGCCTTGAGTCCTTTGGCGGCACCGGCCAACCAGCCCCAGCCCTTACCGGCAGCAGCAGCGGCGGTGCCCATGCCGCTGGTGGCAGTGGTCATGGCGGCAGTACCAAACGCTGCAGCCTTTGTTGCCTTGGCAACATCCCATACAGCCTTGCTGAAACTAACCAGCTTACCTACAGCCAATGCGGCTACCAGATACCCCAGCTGAGTGCCCCACTCGATTGTGAACTGGATAACGGATTTGAAGCCGTTGGCCACCTTGATCAGACCGTCAGAGATCTCTTTCGCCCAACGTTTAAGCGTGCCGTCTTCCGCCAATTTCTTGATTTGATCAAGCACTGCCTGCAGCTGCTCTTTCATGTAATCAAGGAAGCCAGACTCGCTGATGTCGTTGACGAAGTTGAGCCACATATCCTTGAGGTTACTGACCAGGCCGGTCCAAGTTTTCATTGCTTCAGCGGCTGCGCCCTTGGACTGTTCACCCATGGCCTTCATCAGCAGTTCGATCTCTTTGCGCCCCAGTTCGCCATTGCTGGCCATGTCCTGCAGCTCAACGGCAGCGCGGCCGGTAGCTTCAGCCAGCAGATCCCACACCGGCACGCCACGCTCGATCAGCTGCAGTGCTTCTTCGCCTTGCAGCTTCTGTTTGGTCCAGGCCTGTCCAAGCGCGAGGATGATCCCTTCCATCTTTTCCTGGCTGAAACCCAACTTGCTGGTCTGGTCGATGATCGCCTGGTAGCTGCCGTTCATCGGGTCGATGCCGAAGGCCTTCAGGCGGATAAAGCCTCGGGTAACGCCTTCAATGTCGGTGGGGGTGGTTTTGGCAAACTCCTTGATCCAGGCAATGGCCTTTTCACCCTCTTCGATGGAGCCCATCAGGGTGTTGATCTGGACCGACATATCCTCAAAACGGCTGCCGGTGTTGATCAGCCCCATGATGGCGTTCTTGATCGCGTTGATACCGAGGTAAGTCCCGCCCAGGGCGATCAGCTTTTTGGTCAGGCTACCGATGCCGCCTTCGGCGTTACGGGCAGCAGCGGGGATCTCATTGAGGTCTTGCTTAAACTTCTGGGTGTCGCGGCTAGCACCCTTACTACCTTTGCTCCAGCGCTGCCAGAACTTGCTGCCACGGGTGTCGCCGGTGAGGCGCTCGGTGGAGGTGCGGGCTTCATCGACCTTGGCGCGGAAGTCACGCGCCTCTTCGCCGGTTTTGCTGAACTCTTTACCGGTGGATTCGATGCCTCGGTTGGTCTGTTCCAGCGACTGGTCCAGCTCTTCCGCTGCCCGGCCGGAGTCTTCCACTTCCTTTTTGAAGGTGCGCACCACACCACTGGCCGTGTCCTTGGCTTTGATGAGGAGGTTAAGGGCAAGGTCTTTGGCACTCATGGCGGCACCCGGCGTGGATTAATGGAGGTTAAACGGCAGCGGAGGGCGGGTGCCCTCCGGGTGGATCAGGTCAGGTTCAGGCGTCTTCTTCGTCGAAGTAATACGGCGCCTTTTCACCATCCATCAGGATCACATCGCCTTCCAGCGTGGTGCTGACGAACTCGCTGGAGAACAGATCCACAGCTTCGGTCGGTGCAACCGATCCCTTTGGCACTTCCAGTTTGCAGGGCTTGCCCGTTGCGAGGTTTTTGCCATCCAGGTAGATCTTCATATCAATCTTGGAACGGGTGCCGGCGTTGATACGGGTGCCGTTGATGGCGTTGTAGGTGTACGAGATCTTTGCCTCTGATGCGGTATCGGACTCTTTCGCACCGCCCGGCGTGGTGCGAATCATCCCCAAGGCATAGTTAACCTCGTAGGCAGCCGGCGATACCAGGGTGGTGCCATCGCTTTCATACAGCTCCAGCCCTGCCTCAGCGAGGTTGCCGTGGGGCAGTTTCAGCCACTTGTTACCGGCCGGCAGAGAAATATCGGACAGCGTTACATCGCCACCGCCTTGATTGATTGCTTCGGTATCACCCAGCATGGCCAGCGCCAGCAGATCAGCCGGCTGATCATCAAACGCCAGGGAGATAGTGGTCGGCTGCGGAAGCGTCACGGAGTCCAGGGTCTGGCCATAGGTGGCTTTTCGCTTGGAGGGACGCTGCACCTTTTCAGAGGGGCTGTTCAGGGCCAACCGAGTAACGTTGATCGGGCCAATCAGCCCGGTGGATACGCCGGTATCAGTCAAACGATCGATGTATACATCGCCGGCAAGCAGTAATCCGCTCATTATCGTGCTCCTTGGGTTCGGAATTTGATTTCAAATGCCAGTGGGTAGTAGCCAAAGCCGGGCCGAAAGCTGGGCTGTGGCGCGTTAACGCGATTGAGGGGTCCTAACGGTGTCACAACACCTGATAGGGTTTTGACCAGACGGGCCAGCAGCACCCCAGCCTGTTCCTTTTGGCGTAGGTTGATGGCCAGCACCACTGCCCAGTTTTGGGTAACGTGGCCAACGGCTCCGCCTTGGGCCTGCAGCGGTATCCGGTCGCCCCGGTAGATCACATGCACCGCCGGGGTGATCTGGCTGCGCTCTTTCATCTCGGCAAGATCGGTGCTGCTGTATGCCTTGCGGATTCCTTCCACCTGCTCAAGCAGTTGAATCAACTCGCGCTCGGCGGCCAGATAGTCATCGGTGAGCGTCAGCATTAGAAGCCTCCCCCTGGCATTGCCCGCCCACCAGTGATGAACTGCACACTGCCGGCGGTCTCAGCTGTACCGGGGCTGGTCGTACTGATGCCCAGTAATACATCACCCTTGGCTACCGCACGCAGGAACTTGATCGCATCGTCGTAACGCTTGCTGACTTGCTCCAGGGCGGATTCGTCGTACAGCCGGTAGCGGGCAATATCGCAGGCATATGCCTTGATAATGCTGGGCACCGGGGTCAGCGGCACGGCGTAGCCACCCGCTGCAACGTAGCCATTGATCTCACCGCAGGCGTCTTCGATCGAACGATCAATCAGCTCGGTGCCAATCTCACCGCTACCGGTATCGGTCAGCGACAGGATCTCGTCCTCGCCAAAGCGCTGGGTCAGGTCAGTTAGGGTGATGTAAGGCATGAGTTAGGCCTCGCCTGCCTGTGCCAAGAACATTTCCCAAGCATTGGCACGATCCTCAGCAGAGGTACCTTTCGGGAAGTTAGCAGCCTTGGGACTGCGGTCCTGGTTCCACAACCCCGGATCGTTCGGGTCCAATTTGGCAATGATGTCCAGCAAAGGCTGTAGCAAGTTTTCGCCTTCACCAGGTTCTACATCGCTAGAAACATACTCCGGCTCCAGGGCCCCTTCCTGATCAATACCCGCACCTGCCGGATCGGCTGTTTCAAAGTCGCCAAACTCAACCGCCAGGCGTGGTTCCGCCTTGAGCTGTTTGATCTGGTCGTCAGAGAAAAAGCCGTCTGGATACACGGTCGGCTTACTCGGGTGAGCAACGCCAGCGCGTCGGAAACCATTGATTGCAGAACTAATACGAATCGGCATTTCATATATCCTCTCGCTTTGTCAGGTAGCGGGCTGTAGAGACAACCCGCTCCTACTCATTGGGCAGCAGCGCTACCGGCTTTTATCAGGCAGTTGCCAACCAGGGGTTCATGATCAGCTTGGAGGTGTCCATCCACTCGTTACTTTCGCCACCACTGGCCAGCTGGTTTTTCAGGATCTTGAGGGCAGCCCCTTCCAACGTACTTGGCACCATGGTGTGGGTGTGGCGCACCGCCAGCGGACGTTCGTAATCGCCTTTCATGGCCTGCAGGGCCTCACGAGCAGCTTTGTAGTTCTCGGGTGTCAGCGCCTGCTTGGAGCGAACAGCCAGCATCCAGAGGCCGGAGCCAGCGTTGACACGCGCATCGGTACCGAACAGGAACTTGTCCTTCATGAACACTTCGCTGTCGTTCAGGTTCGTGATAGCGCGGAATGTGTAGTCACGGCGGCGCTGGAACACCATCGGCTTGATGGCGCGGCTCAGATCCATGACGTACCAGGCCGGGCCAGTGCCGCCCATGTCGTTGGTTACCGAGATCACTTCGCCTTTCTTATCCAGTACCGGATGGTCGGCATCAAAGAACGGTTGCCCATCGAAGCACATGGGGTTTTTCTCCAGCGCTTCGACCGCCAACTCGTTCGGGTGCTCACGGCTGAGACGACCGAACTCATCGAAGACCGGGCCATACAGGCCATAGGTGTCGTCTTCAATGGCGTCGCGCTCGATGCCTTCGGTCAGCTCGAACTTGCGGTTCTTGATGCTGAAGTCAGCACCTTCCAGGGAGTTGATGACACGATCACCGAGCCACTCACGCATGCGCGGCAGGGATTTGAGCCAGGGGTAGACTTCAACGGCAGTAGTCGATGGCACAACGGTACAGAACATTTCGTACAGCGCACCTTGTTCACCCAGCGAGTTGAAACCCTGCTGGAAGTTGGTGTTATAGGCCTTGAAGAGGGCCTGCAGGTTGGCGGGTGTCATATCCATGTTGGTCGCTCCTGTAGCGTTAATCGGTTAAGACGCGTTTAGAGGTTCGCGCCACTGGTCGGATCGATCAGCACCCAGACGCCCAGATCATCAACATCGTCGATGATGCCGGCGATTGAGCGGGTGGATGTGCCATCGGTCAGGGCCACGGTCTGGTCATCAACCAGGTAGCAAAGGGAACCGATATCGGTTGCAGTGATTTCATCGGCGCCTGCAGAGTTGGCGAAGCGGAAGTAGCCGCGCTCAAACTCAGCGACCTGGTCACCGTTGGCACCGGCGGCGTTGTCCACCTGACTGGTAAAGACGCCCAAGGCGACCAGACCGGTGGCTGTGCTGGCAGGTTCGACATAACCGCTAGCGTTCATCACAGCGATGGTGCCGGCGTAGCACATGGTGGATGCAGCCACCGCGAGTGCGCGGCAAACACCTAAGCGGCTCGGGGTGTTACGGTTCTGGGTAGCAGCGGTCATATCTGCGCTCCTGATTTGACGTTAGAAACAGGCGATGCCTGACGGTTACTCGGCGGTTATTCGACCGGGTTGGCCTTGCGATAGGCTTCCGGTGTCAGGCCCATGGACTTGCAGACCGCCAGCTCTTCAGCGGAAAGACCATCCTTGCCCTGCCCCTTGTCCTTTTCGGTGTCCACGCGGCCCTTCTGTTGCTCCTGGAAGGCTGGCAGCGCCGGGGCGTCCTTCATGTGCGCCCGGCAGGCCGCAAGTCCCTGGGTGCGCAGCCAATCGGCGGTAGCTTTGCCTGCGATCCGACCATCCTGCAGACCGGTCTCGATCAAGGTGTCCAGCTCGGCGGTCTCGCTGCCGGCCTTCAGGGCTGC